CAGCTCATCGAGCGCGTTGCGGCACAAAGCGGCAGCGAGGCGTGGGAAATCACCGACGCCGCCACGGATTACGAGTTTGACCAGAACCAATACCGCGCCCACTTCGAGCTGCAGGCCACCAGCCTAGCCATGGCCGCACCCGCGTTGCCCGCCGCCTTCGTGCATCCCGTGCAGGCCGACGCCACCCCCAACGGCATAGGTACCATGAACGTTCGCCAAACCGTGACCGAGCATATCGCCGTGGTGCTGGTGGCTGAACAGGCGCAAATCGAAACACAACGCCGCGCCATCACCTCAGCCCTGCTGGGCTTAGAGAACCCTGTGGATGCCGTTGCCCCGCTGGAATATGCAGGCGGCCAACGTGTAGCTGTATCCGGTAGCCACGTCTACTGGCGCGAGCTTTACCGCTACGACCGCCTGATACGCAGTTAGACCCAGCCACCCCACAAACCCCGCCGCGTGCGGGTTTTTTATGCCTGGAGGAAACCCCATGCCCAATGCAGGAGGCAGCTACGAAATCCGTGGCGGCAAGCGCGTGCTCGTGCACAACACGCAGCCCACGCCCGTGAAGCCCGTCACGGCGGCAACGAAGCAACCCGCCGCCCCGGTGAAAACCGATGCAGCACCCAAGCCCGCTAAAGCAGCGGCCAAGCAAGAGGTAGATACCGATGAGTAAGCAATGGCGACGCCGCCTAGCCGTGGTGGCCGTAGAAACCCAGTACGGCGTAGCGCCTGACCCCGCCACCGCCACCATTCTAGAAGTGGTCATGCTGGATGCGGGCAATCCCTACGCAGGTAACACCGTCGAACGCGAGCGCATGCGCTACGGCTTCGGCAACTACGAGCAAATCAACACCGGCCCCAATGTCGAGCGGCAAATCCGCGTGCCGTTCTCCGGTTCCGGCACCGCTGGCGAGCCGCCCGCGTATTCGCCGCTGCTGCGTGCCTGTGCGCTGTCGGAAACCATCGACAACACCGTCGATAGCGAAAGCGTCACCTACCAGCCCGTTTCTCAGGGCATGGATAGCGTGACGATCTGGTGGTATGAAGACGGCCAAGTGCAGGAAATTCGCGGCGCACGCGGTACCTACGAAATCGGCGCGGATGCCCAAAGCCTACCGTACTGGCAATTCAACCTCACCGGCCTTTACAGCCGCCCCGAAAATGCCCCCACTGTGCAGGGCGCAGAAAGCACCGTGGCCGGTGAGGTGCCGATCAACAAACAGAACAGCACGTTCACCCTGTTCGGCTACCCGGCGCGCCTGCAAGCGTTTAGCCAAAACGCAGGCAACCAGGTGGAATACCGCAACCTCGTCGGCTATGAAGGCGTGCACATCACCGACCGCCGCGTAACGGGCAACATCACCATCGAAGCCCCCGCGCTGGCCGACTTCAACGCCTTCGAGAAAGCTGAAAGCCACCAGGGCGTGACCTTGGGCGCCGTCGCGCTCACTCACGGCACCACCCCCGGCAACATCATCAAAGCCGAAGGGCTGCAGGCGCAGGCGGCCAACATCACGCCCAGCGACAACCAAGGCATCATGCACTACGGCATGGAAATTCGTTACCTGCCCACCGGCAGCAACGACGACGACGTGAAGTACGTATTCACCTAACCCAACAAACCAGCCACACCACGCCGCCCACTGAGGCGGCGTGTTTGTTGTACCCCTACCCATTTCAAGGAAAACACACTATGTCTCTGGTACTGAAAAAGATCCCCACCACCACCGTTGATGTGCCTGTTCAAGTGCCGGGCGAAGAGAAGCCTGCCACTATTCAAGCGACGTGGAAGCTACACGACTGGGATACCTACCGCGCCACGGTCGAAGCGCAACAGAAGGGCGAGAAACACGACGAAGAGTTGCTCGACGATCTGGAAAGCGTGAGCGGCATCAAGGACGAAAACGGCAACGACATGCCGTTCAACAAAGAGCTGGTAGAACAGCTCATGCAAACCACCTACATTCGCCGCCCACTGATCCTCTCATGGTTCGCTGCCCAAGAAGGCCGCAGCCAGGCCGCTGCAAAAAACTAAGCGGCGCTGGCCAGTGGTGGGCGGGTGCCCGGTCGATCAAAGACCACACCGAGGAAGACGCCAAGGCGTGGGGCATCACGCGTAGTAAGCCCCGCGCTCCCGCGCCGGAAACCTATGGCGTGTGGGAAGAACACTGGCCAGCGCTGGAGCTGTTTCTGGCCATGCGCACCCAGTGGCGCGTGGTCGCAGGCATGGGTGGTGCCCATCACCAGGGGATTGATTACACCGCCCTCTACGGCCACCCCAAATTTGCACGGCTCGGGTTTGATGAACAAGACGCGCTGCTTGCGCAGGTGCAGCATATCGAAGCGGGCGCCCTCGCCGCGTTGAACGACAACCCGATAGACGAAAGTGAAGACCATCGCCGCATAAGTGACGCTATCGCAGCACAGCACGAGCTGCAGGTAGCCACGCTGCTGGCTCATCACGAAGCAAATATCACGCCCTAGCACCCGCTGGGGCTTTTTTGTGCGAGGAATTCAATGAGCGACACCAGACACAGCTCTTTGATGCCATTACCTCTATTTTGATACGTCGGCTTGACGTCAGTAAATTCGTTTAACCGCGCCTAGCCAAACTTAACCAAGTGCGCTACGTTCCCTGTCGGGGTGACTCAACGGGGAATTTGTCGTGGCTGAATATTGCCGGAACTGTGCGGTGAAGCTCTTTGGCGAAAAAGTGGCCGCCAAGCATTTTCGCGGGCTCTGCAAGAAGGGCGAAACCTACATGGAGCTATGCGAAGGCTGCGGCGATCTTGTTGAGCTGGATCATAATGGATGGCGCGTAGGCAC